CTCAGTAAAATACCGAGAGTCCTTTTTATCAATCAGTTTCATACCCATTCTGGTTTACGTTGGGGCATACGGAGATAGTTGTCTTTCACCCAAGGTTTGGATGCAATATACATCTTGTATGCGTCAAAGGTGGAAATACTAGTATCAAACTTGTATTCCTCAGGCATTGCCCGTGCGAATGGTGTCACTTCATCAAGTCTACCTTTGGGGAAAAGGTAGTAAGCATGAGTTAGTGTCCCTTCACAGGAGTGTGTCTTATTATAGCGCAGAGTGTACTCTTGACACAAGTTCAATCCCCACTTAATGAGCCAATAGGCATTGTCCACCGTTTCTGCCGCCCATTTGGTACATGGGTGGTTACGGAAGGCACCCCTTTCTGTCTTGTAGGCAGTGCCGTCTTGCTTGGGAAGAACCCCATAATCATGATACCAGGGAGAAGCAATAATGCTAAGCATCTGGCAGCACTCAAGCGGCATCTTGACAATGTGTTTGTCAGGAAGGCAGATAGCACTTTCGGCGGGGAAAGGATTCGTGACAAAAATGTTCATTTGTTCCAACCAGTGAAACTGAAGATGTACCGTAGCCCCCACTCTAGCGCAATATTGGGAATATCGTCAATCTCATCGAAGGCAATTTGCTTTGCTTCCAAAATTCTCTTAGGACCAACGGCATTTAGATTTGATTTTGAAGCTTTGAGAAATTCATCAAAATCTTCTTTATTTCCGTTTTTAAATCCACTGATGTACAACTCTCGAACTTCCCTGAGAATTTCTTCAGTTTCTTTTTCAAATGTAATAGTATTTGCTTTGAGTGGGATGCTCATAGTTTTCATGCATCCCATGGAGAACTTCATTATTTGACGAGTTTCATCAATCGTCAAAGCATCTGGTTCTTGATCTCGAAACATATACTGAACTACACCGTTACTACATTCGATTACACGAAGAAGAGCAACTTTGTTCTTTTCACTGTCTGGTAGACTACCAAACACTTCATCCCAGTTTTTCATAATGAAAGTTGTATAATTTTGGAAACATCTATCACTGAGAAAAATGCTTCGAGTCCTACAATGTCCCAGGTTTTAATTTTGATTGCAAATGGAATCATAACTAGGTTGCCAACTAAACGAATTGTACAACCCAGTCGTATATCCACATAAAGCAGTACAAAATAACCACAAATAAGTAAAACACTTCCCCAAATCCTCAGTGTGTTTGCGTTCATTCCAAAGGTCTAATAAATTCATTGGATACAATGTCGTGGGCATCAAGTGCCTCATACATATAAGTTGCACCAGATCTTGGATTTGTGTGATCGCCACAGGTAAACACATCACAAACTGCCATACCATTCTCTGGCCAAGTATGAATGCTGATGTGGGACTCAGCAAGTAGAGCAACAGCAGTGACTCCTTGAGGGTCAAACTTGTGGGATTGAATCCCAAGGAGAGTGCTCTCTGCAAGGGCAGCAGCATTCACAAGAACATTGCGAATGTGTGCCTCATCATCTAAAAGTCCAAAAGGACAACCCTTAAGGGTAAAAAGAATGTGCCTCATCAACCAAAAGTAGAATCTGGTTCTAGAGCAATCCAGTAAGAAAGATTGAAATTCTTACTTGTAAATTGTGAGAGTAACCTGCTTGAAATTACAACATCATAGGATGTGTTGATAATTTTTGCAATATTTTCTACTTTGAAATTTAAAGAAAACTCTTTGTCAGTCTCACCAACAACAATTGCAAACTCGTTAGAAGTGTCGTTTTTCTTGTCACGAACAACGAGTTTGACTACACCTGCTTCACCAACTGCAGAAAGATCTGGAAGTTGATAAACTGCTGCTGCTTTAACAAGTTTTTCTAGAGATGCAGAATCTAACTGAAAACAAACATCCATTGAAGGAAGTTTCATCTCCTTATCTGGAGGAGAAACAATAACATTAGGATCAGCATAAAAATACTTAACCCTACGCTTTCCTTCTTTGATGCTGATGTGAGAATCGGATGCAAAATCAAGATCTGGATCTTGGTGCAAACTTAGACCATTTAGAAACTGGTTTAGATCATAAATGGCAACATCGCGAGGAAATTCTTCACCAATGTCAGCTTCCGCAAGAATATTCTTAGCAATAGAAATTGTGCGAAGCTTAGTACCACTCTTTACCAAAATAGATTGGTTGATGCCCGCAAAGTTTTTGAGGATATTCAGGGTGTTGTCAGAGAGTTTCATAGTCTTTTCTTGGATTTTCATTGGTTGTAGGTTTCACGGACGGCGTTCTTATCATTATAGTTCATCAAAAGAACAGCATAATGCAGAATCTTCATAATGTCACGACGAGCGGTACCTTTCTTATCATAACGAGAGGCATATTTCAGAATATTACTGCGACAGAATGCCTCACCATCGCCACATGCTTCGATCAAATCCAGAGTTTGAATCTTCTGATCTCCAGCAGAATAGTGTTGATTGTAAGTACCACGAATGTACTCAAGAAGTTCTTTTACGATTTCTTCTTCATTGTACTTCCAAGGAGTACTGGGAGATTGTTTAATAATGTCGTCACTCATGTTCAAATTAAAAGTAATGTGATCGTTCCCCATTCCACCACGGACATGAGATCCAATATAATTGTTGATGTTTTCTTCCATAATAAGAGGAGGCAGATTTTTACCTCCCCCAATTATATCAGAAAGTGTTAGGGGGGTCAAGTTCCTGGATATCCTGAGGAAGTTGGAAGTCAGCATCCACCTTATCATAGAGTTCAAGGAATGCTTGCTTGGTTTCATCGTCAAAGCGGTTCACACACACTTGGATTGCTTTTGCCTTGTCACCAAAGATGCTATAGGCACGAATGATATGAACCAGACGGCGGGTGCTAATGATTTCTTCAATACCACCATCGTAGAAGGTCTTACGGATGATGTCTGCCCAGTCAGTCAGACGCTTGCAGAAGTCAGAGTCATCAACTCCAAGACCAATAGAAACACCCTCAAGGATCTTCTGCTCGGTCTTAGGAGTAGGATACTCTTGCTCAAAGGTCACAGGGAAACGCTCCAGGAATGCCTCATTGAGAACATTGGTGCCGATAAAGCGTCCATCATCAGAACCCTTACCCTTGGTGTTTGCGGTGGCGATAACGTTGAATCCAGCAGCAGGTTTCACCCAGCGCCCAATCTTTTTCAGAAACACGCCCTTACCTTCAAGGATGGATTGGAGACAGAGGATTTTGTTAGAAGCAAGGTCAATTTCATCGAGTAGCAAGATTGCCCCTCGTTCGAGTGCTTCAATGACAGGTCCATTATGCCAAGCAGTGTTGCCATCCACAAGGCGAAAACCGCCAATAAGATCGTCTTCATCAGTTTCAATAGTAATGTTTACACGGATGAGTTCACGTCCCAACTGGGCACATGCCTGCTCAACAGAAAACGTTTTCCCATTACCCGACAAACCCGTAATGAACGTCGGATAGAAAAGACGGGACTGAATAATTTTTTTAACATCAGCAAAGTTACCAAACTTGACGAAGGTATCATCTTTTTCGGGGACAAGGTTTTGCTCAACAACTGGAGTTACTGCTGGAGCATTATAGGAGACTTCCAATTCTTGAACTGCCTCTTTTGTTACTTCAAGGTTCCATTTTCCATGACCAACCTTATATTCTGCCAGTTTATTGGTTGCAGTTTGATATGAAACATCATTCATAGCACACCAAGCACGAATATCGCCAGATGCAACTTGGTTTCCGTAAGTGGTCTGCAAAGCGGTGCGGATGTAATCAGATGAATAAGACATGATGAAGTGGTGTCATTTGAACTCTCATATTATACACAAAAAAGAGGGTCTGATGACCCCCTAAGTGGACAGTTTGGGAATTGTCACTAGTTGGCAAGATAGTCTGTCAACTCTCGAATTAATGCAGACTTACTGTGACGACGATCTAGTTCAAGACCAAGAGTTCTGGCGTATGTTTCTAGTTCTCTCTTAGTCATATCATAAAAAGATAAGTCTGGTTCACCCTCAGATTCTTCTTCCACTACTTCAGATTCTTCTTCCACTACTTCAGATTCTTCTCCAAGTATTTCATCAATCGAAATTTGAACTACTGGTTCAGTCACCACTAGTTCAATTACTGGTTCTGGAGCAGCAGGTGCCGAAGCAGCAGGTGCGGGTGCGGGCGCATCCTTTTTGTTTCCTACCAAATCTGCAAATCTAGACATTTTTATTAATACCTAATATTATGAAAATATTTATCAAGCAACGAGTTCCACAAACTCTCCAAGAATTTTTTTGTTCATTTTTTTAGATTTCAGACTCTTGACAAAAGCAGATTTGATTTGAGTCTTAGTGGCATCTTCAGCAACCTCAAAATCGGAATCCTGAGCGAGGGCATTGGCAGAAATACCAAAATAAGCATTGTAACCAGATTTCTTGATGGTAAATGCTTTCTCTTTTCTCCAAATACTCATAGTCTTCTCATAATCTGGTCCATAATATCCACAGTAACGACGAATAAAACCACCAGCATCACGAGATTCGAGAACTCGAATACCAATAAAGTTGATATCTTTGAACTTGTCACGGAGGTTACGAAGTAAGATATCAGTAAATTGATACCACTCACACATGAGAGAATAACTCATACCAGTTTTACGATCACGTAAAAATGCATTAGGTCCAATGTGAGATGTTCCCATATATGGTTCTTGTTCCCAATGGCGTTGAACTTCGCGATGATATTTAAGCATTGCTGCCTCACCATCAGTCAGAACAACACACTGAACTTTCTGGAGTTTGTTTTCCTTCTGAAACTTAGGAAGAATTTGGTGTAGAGCAATAAGAGTTTCATTGAGAGGAGTTCCCGAAAGACTCAAACCATGAGGAATGTGATAACGAGTAAAAGAATTGTAACGGAAAGCAGTGGCAAGACGGAAGATATTTTTCATCTGATCTTCCATAATCTTTCCGTTAGTTTTGCTGGTGAGCATATTCATCAGAGAGAACCACTCTCCAACTTGAACCAAACCATCTTTCTTGGTATAAGAAAGTTCGCGAAGATTTGCTTTACCATCTTCACCATAAGAAACTAAAGGATAGTCATTAGTAAAAGCATAAACCTCAAAAGGAATCGCAACTTTCTTACAGAACCAGACAAGGTTAAAGAGTTGCTTAACTGTATCCAGCATCACATCAGACATAGAACCAGACCAGTCAAGAATAAACACCAGACCATGATTCTTGCCGTCAGCAAGAGTTGTTACTTTTTTGAAAAGGTCTTCATTGTATTTGTAGGTGTGGAGTTTGGTGCAATCCAATACACCGGTACGGGAAGTAGTAGCACGAGCATATGAGTCTGCTGCTTTACGGCACTCAAACTCTTTCACAAGATAATTAACTTCTTTCTGAGCAGAACGCTTGAACTCCACGAACTTCTTATCAACTTCACCAAAGATTTCTTCGGTAGAGTACTCCTGTTCTTCCACCCAAGAGTTCCAGTATTCCTTACACTTATCATGAATTTCCAAGTTAGGAACAATAATTTTATTCAAATCAAGTTTGGGCAACTCAAGATAGACATTCTCAGGACCACCGTTTTCAACCAAGTCTTTGAGTGCTTCCTCAAGAGACTCCATGGTCTTGACTTCGGGTTCATCATCAGTTTCACCACCCCGATTTTGATCTCTTTGTTGTTCAGCGGTGCCACCATAAGACTCAGTTTCACTAGGTTGCTCCTGATCATTCTCATTCTCACCCTCAGGTTGATCAGAAAACTCAGATGCGGGTTGGTTACTACCAGTTTGCTGAGACTCCAGAGAATCTATCTGAGTTTTGGTTTCTTCTTTCTGCCTTTCCTTGCAAAACTCGTAAAGTTTTGAGGCAGCAATAAGTACATCACAGAAAGTTTCCGTTTCTCCAATCAAAGAAACAAGTTCTTTCTCATCATCCTCAAAAGGGACATTAATAAAGTTACCAATCTTATAATACAGATTGACTTTATCTGCAAGATTATAAGTACTGATGTCTTCATCTTCAACCTGAAAGAAGTCTTGGTTAGCAAGTTCTTCATATCCTTTGTAGAAGGTCTTTGCCAAACCAGCATAACGACGCTTCATCAGTTTCTCAATGCGAACGTCTTCCACCACGTTCACAAACTGGGGTGGGATCTTATGTGTCTCCAACCAGTTCTCATCGGGAGTGTAGAGGGCATGACCAACTTCGTGACCAACCAGAAGGTCATAGACGGTGTTGCTTGCTTTTTCCCACATTGGAAGAGTCAGTACACGAGTATGCACATTGAACTGTGCGGTCTCAACTTTCTTGTGCTCAACCACCAAGTCCTCAGTAGCAAGGAGTTTAGCAAGTTGGGACTTGATTTCGTGGCGGACGGTCATTGCTCTGTTGCGTATGGACCTATTATACAAAAAAAGGAGGTCCGAAGACCTCCCAGTGGACAGTTTGAAAAGTGGTTATTACTTTACTCTGTTTGGTGTTACTCTGCGATTTGCAACATTTACGCCACCAGTAGGATGACCTTGTTTGATTCTTTCATCAGCATACCTATTAGCATCCATGTCATCCCAACCACCTTTTTGTGGAGTGAATGAACCAGGCTTGCTCTTATCAGCAACACCTTCTACACCATTCTTCTTAGCCAAAACGGTATTTTTACCATACTTTCCAGGAACAACAGTTTTTGATTTTGGAAGGAAATCAAAGATGCCTTCAACAATACTCTCTCTCCACTCTTCACTCATATTTGCCATAATAGCGAGTGCAGATTCTTCAGTATCAGCAAAACCTTCGGCAACTAGGTGCTCTAGAATAACATCAAAAATATCAGCACTGTGAGACATAGCACGAGCTTCAGAAACAATATCACAATCTTCCGATTGTGAATAGATAGAAGAATATGCTTCCATTAATCCTACGATTTCTTGATCTCTCATTTTTCTATAAGACTTTTTATGTATTTATAAAAAGAAGCATCCCCACTTTGGAGACGCTTCTTGAGTGCTTGGCGACGTGCCTTTGCTTGTCGAAGTGCTTGCGGTTTCAGTTTCCGCTTCTGCTCCTTCTTGGAGTGGTGTTGCCAATTTGGAGTGTTCATTGTCCCCTAACGTATGGTTCCATTATACTAAAAAGGAGGTCCGAAGACCTCCCAGTGGACAGTTTGAAAAGTGGATTACTTATTGCTCAACTGCCATGAGAAAACTCTCTACCTCTATCAGGTCTAGGTTTAGTTCTTGGTTTAGGCATGAGTGGGGGAAACACTCCACTTGGTATGTTCTGTTGAATTAGTGGTGCAGGTCTAAGTGGGGGAGGTGTAGTTTTATTTTTACCATCTTTCTTCACCGCATGAGTCTGAACATTCAAACCTCTACCAGTTTGTTGACCATAAACATTTTCACCAGGCTTACGGAGTTCACCTTGAGTGGTGTACTTAGTGTTACGGTTCCAGGGGAGAGCGTCAGTGACATTGGCACGAACTTCTGCCCATCCCTCAATAATACTCTGTCTCCACTCTTCACTCATGTTAGTCATGATGGCGAGTGCAGATTCTTCGGTGTCAGCATAACCCTCATCGATTAGGTGACCTTTGATGATATCAAAGGTATCTACAGATTCTGGAGCATATGCTGGATTTCCACCATAACCTTTAGACTTGTCAGGAACTCCTACACCTTTAGGAGCTTCTGCTCTCCTTCTTTGAGTTTCATATCTATCCCTAACCTTCTTGTCAGGATGCTTACTTGGGTGCTGACCACCAGCATATTCTTCAGGACCTTCAGAAATCTTCTCACCTTCATACTCATGATTTTCATGAACCTTGTAACCTTCAAGAATTGTTAGATCCTCTACAGATACATTCTCTACAATACCATGCTCAAACTGAACATCGTAGTGAGAGACGAAACCGTTCTCATCGGGAATAGCATGTTGACCGAAGATGGTTTCACCTTCACCATACTGTTCATGGCAGACCTTCTTAGCACAATTGTGCATTCCTTTGTCTTTCTTGTCAACACAATCTTTCTTTTCATAGATGGAAGCATATGCCTCCA